TGCTTTTTCTGTGCTTTCAGTTCTTTCAGTTTATCAGACGATTGGTCTACCTCTGTCTGCAGTTTTTTGTACTCTTCCGTATCAATCTGACCACTTTCTTCCATAGACTTCATGCTCTTTTTGAGCTTGTCCATTTTTTCGTTGGTCTTTACAATCTCCTCTTGAATCGGAGTATACGCCTCTTTCCAAGCATCATAATTTCCGGCGGTTTTTGCTGCCTGTTCGCTTGCCTGTTTTAAAGTTTCCAGCCTGTTTTTTGTTTCACTGATCGACTGTTGCAGCAACTTCTGCTTCTGATTCAGCAATTCCGTATTCGTGGGATCCAGCTTCAGCAATTTATTGACATCTTTTAATGACTGTTCTACACCGTATAGTTTTTTGTCAACACCGGACAGTGCCTTTTCCAACTTGGAAGTATCGCCGCCAATCTCTATGGTAATGCCTTTTATTCTGCTCCCTGCCCTTACATCCCTCCTTTACAGTGCATCAATATCCGCCTGTGTTGCAATTTTCGGATAATCATACTCATCATTCTTCATTTCGATAAACATATCGTTGATCATTCCAATGCTTAACAGGTCTAAATCAGAAATAGAAATACCGCATTGTGCACATCGAAGCATAAACAATGCGGTATTGACCTCACGGTCTATTTCCCTCTCTTTTTTTTTGGAACTGACATCTGTTTATTTTCTGATTTCCACATTTCCATGATTTCCGGCAGAATCTCATAGATATCAAATGTCTCGAACTGATCCAACCACTCGTTGATATCGTCCGGCTGGTCAGGATCGCCATGTTTATGCATCAGAAACGCAATGTTTTCAAACATTTCCAGTGATTCGATCGGGATTCCGCTTTCAAACTTACTTTCATCAAATTCTGTACCTTCTTTTGCGCATTTTTTCTGCATCTCGTCTTTGAGTTTTTCCTGGATCTTGATCTGCTTTTCAATTTTCTGCATATCTACAAAAATATCTCTCCCAAATTTCAGTCGATAAATCCGTGGGATTGCGGCAGAACTTTTGAATTTATATTCTGTTCCATTGATTGTGATCGTCTTTCTCATCCTGTTCTCCTTTTATGCTGCAACTTCCTGATCTGGAATGTACACCTTATCAAACCATTTTTCGTATAAGTCATCTGTTGTATCTGCTGTTGTCTTTGCCCGAACTGCCATTTTCTTAGCTGTTCCAAGCTGTACAGCGGATGCAGAAACTGTGACAGTGTCAGTTGTAGGTTCAATCGCGTCCTCTGTTGTGCTGGATTCTGTTGTAGGACGTGTAGAGGTACAGCAATAGAACCAGAACCGTGTTCCCCTCACATCGCCGTCAATTTCAAATCCCAGCGCAAACCGTTTTACTTTTGCAGTCGCTTCTTCCAGCATGACTTTGTTCTTGTCAATGTATTCACTTAAAATCTTTTCCCGGAACTCATCCGTGATCAGCGCCATTTCCCAGTCTCCCTCATATCCGCTATTGGAAGAAGAAACATAATACTTGATTCCATCCGCATAAAACGGTGTCAGTTCTCCCTGTGCTTCCAGTGAAAGCGATACGGAGCCAGGTACCGCAAACGGTGTGTCAAATGTAATTTCTCCCGTCTCACTCTCCTGCAAAAGCGCAACATGCGCATTATGGATATTGAATTTGACTTTATCCTTTTTTGTTGCCTTTCTTTTTTCCCTTACTTAGCCCTCCACTTCATATAATACTTCATACATATTTTCTGATTTAATATACTGTTCACTTTTCTGCCAGAAGAGATCTGCTGCATCAAGTGCCGCTTCTACACGTTCCTCCAGTTCAAAGTCCTTTTCATCTGTGTACAGTTCAATATCAACTTTGTCTGATTTAAAATATACCTTCCCATCTGCGGAAAAATTTCTCGTTTCCGGAATCAACCAGCAAATAAAAGGAGGATTCACCGCCTCACGTTCTTCGAAATGATGATACCGATATTCAATTTCCAGTACATCCAGAATTGCTTCTATCCTCTCCTTTGTCATAAATATCGTTCTGTCCTTTCCTGTAGAATTTCCTTTGCGTGCTTTTCTGCAATTTTGATATGCGGGATCCCGTCCACTCTTCCACCATTCCTCTTTGCGTGTCCTTTTTCCAGCAAATGTGTAAGCCGGTATTCCGGCTTTTGGGAATATACCACCATATCATAGCGGTGCCTTCCACTCAAATTTTCGTCTCGTTTATAGCTCCAGTGCTTTGCATATTCACCGGTATCTCCTTCCGGTGATATGGAACGTAATTCCGCAGCTGTCTGCTTCGCCGTCTCTTTCACTGCTTTTTCCACTGCTTCCTGTACATCCTCACGATACGCATCTAACTCCTGCATGACTTCGATTGCGAACTGATCAATATTAATTTTCGGCATGGTTTCTCACATCCTCATAAGTCGTTACTACTCTTTCCAGAGAAAGCAGTAAACAAGGTGGCGCTGCATCATATTTATTCTGGATCTGTATGATCTTGTACTGCTTTTCTCCGATTATGCAGATGTCCATCGTAGAAATGTCTTCTACTGGCAGAATTGCAACTACTTCGTCAATCTGATTGGATAATACCTTTGCCTCATAGAACCGTTTGATTCCAACTGTACGAAATCCGAATCGAATTCCAGCTTGCCTGGTCTCTACAATCTTCCGGCCTTTTACGCTACATATATCCAGTGATCCATCGTTAAATGTGGTAAACTTTGTATCCTTACGTCTCGGCATTGCATCCACCCGCTTTTCTTCGAAAACTGCGCATCTGCAGTGATATGATTTCTGATTTATAATTTTGAATAAACTCATCTACCTGACCGGCTCTTGCATACATGCAGTAATTTAAGAGCAGCTCTTTTTCTTGTGTTTCGCTTTCAAAATCACAAAATCCTATTTTGCCCTCAAGGTACGCTTTTCCTCTCTCTACGATACCAGAGAGCTTTTTACGCTCCCTGATATCCATATCCCATGTAATATCCAGAAAATTCTTCACATCTTCTAACAGATCGCTCATGATTATGCCTCATTCTTTGTTACAGTCACCTGATATGTCTTGGTTGTCTTTCCATCTGTCACTTTTGCTTTTACTACATTTCCTGCGCCGGAAGCCCATGTAACTCTGCTGCCGTTTGCAATCGGTTTATCATTGTAGGTCAATTCCAGTTCTGCAGTGCTGTCTGCGATTACCGCCTGCACCGTGTTTGATGCGTCTGTTGTTGTCAAAGTATATGTCAATGTTCCTTCTGCGAACTCCGGTGTCAGTGTATGTCCCCCTACCTTGAAATCTGCAAGATTTGCATTTTCCACATTTTCTACACTTGGAACAACTTCCACTTCATAATGTGCTGGCTGCAGATCACTGATATCCAAAAGCATGAAGGCATTATCATCTACTGCAAATCCATGACCATACATTTTGATCAGGTAAACCCTCTCATCTTCCAGGAATCTGTAATCATCTGAATACAAGATTCTTCCGTTATTTTCGATTCCAGATCCCATGAAGTAAAGCTTTGCCATACCAAATACAGCCTTTCCGACTCCTACCGCCGGAGACTGGATCACATCGATCGGGAATGGCAGTGTACTTACATATCCACCGCCCGGCGCTGGTCTCTGTGTTGCCGGAAGGACTTTACTGAAATAATCTGACGGATTTACCACCAGAATCAGTGTGTCTACGGTTCTTGCCTGTCCTTTTTCATTGATTGCCAGAACAGATGCTAATTTTCCAAGCTGTACATCATTAAGCTTTGTAACCTTTACTGCTTTTTTATCCGGATATACACCGCCTTTGATTGTAACAGAATCTCCCACCTGTTTTGTCATACCGATCGGCATATCTTTTCCTGTTCCATTGATAATTCCGTCTTCCAATCCATTTGCAAGTGCTTCATACAGGACCTGTCTCACATAATTGTCCAACCATTCTGGCCCCAGATCCAACATTGCTTTGCACACCGGAAGAAATGCGGACAGTTTACTCAGTGTCACATCTACCTCTTTAAATCCGGATGTCAGCTCCTGGATGATCTCTGCGCAAAGTTTTCCCCATGCCGCTTTCTGATATCCATTCGTATTCATCATCATTCGTGTCAACCCTGTTACAGATGTAAACTGGATTTTGGACAACAGCGGATGATCTGTTTTCAAATCTTCGAATACTTTGTCAATTACGGTATATGGCATTACCACATCCAGATTTTCTACTGCCTGTTTCGGATTCGGTGCTTTCATGGCTTCTGCCAGTTTCTGATAATATTCTTTTTCTTTGGATGTCAGCTGTCTTACGCCGCGCTCAGACAGAATTCTCTGATCTGCTTCTTCTACGATTCCCCGTGCCTGTTCGATGACACTTTCCTGAATCTTATCGCACAGCTCCACAAACGCTGCCTGGAACTGCTCTGCATCTCCGGCTGTGATTGCCTCATTCATCTTCTGTACGATTGCTGTTTTTTCCATTTCTAATACATCTAAATTTTTCCTTAAATCATGCCTCCTCTAAAAAGATTTAATACATTGTTTTTTCTTGGTTTCTTGTCTTCCTGTGGTTTCTGCATTGCTGCAATCTGCTGCCGGAAGCTCTCCTGACTGTTTAACTGTCTTTGCATATCGGACAGCTTCTCCAGAATCTCTTCTGTATTGACCGGCTCTGCTGTCTTTCCCATGATCTCATCAATGAGTCCATATTCCAGCGCCTTTTCCGGAGTGAGGTAAGTCTCATTTTCCATTAACTCAGTCAACTCACTTTCCTCAATCTTTGCCCTTTCCAGAAAAATCTGCCGATTTGCTTCCATCATGTCATCCAGATCATCGGCATATTTTCTCAGTTGTGTTGCATTGCCTGAGCAATACATCCACATATTGTGTATTAGTGCCGTTGTACCTAAACACATTTTTCTTGTGTCACACGCCTGTAGAATCAGAAACGCAACACTGTGTGCTACTCCATCCACAATCCCGACTTTCTGGTTTTGTTTTTGCTTTAATAAATTGTAAATAGCAACGCCCTCTTTTACGGATCCGCCATTTGAGTTGATATGCAACTCAATTGTCTGTCCTTCTGGAATTTCACTCAGTTTCTCTGCAAAATATTTTGCAGACGTCTCCGAGTCCTTATATTCCCATGCGTTCCAGTCAAATTCTCCATATTCTGTCACATCATCATAAATGTACAGAAGTGTTTTGTTCTCTGCCTGAACAGGCTGCATTCTCCAGTTTGTTATGTTTTTCCTTGTCTCACCTCTTTCCTGGTTTGATTTATAAAAAGAGCACCTACCATTTCTGATAGATGCTCTGATTACTGTATTTAGTTATTCAATATTACGTTTCATCTTTTCTGCTAAAATAGAAAGTGTAGCCAATTTAACAGTCTTACTGTTATTTTTCCTAAAACTTTTCTCCATAGCATCTAATGCTTCAATAGGAACTTTCTCTACTACAGATATGAAATATGGAGCAATATCGAAAGGCTCTTTTGTAACCTGTTTTTCTGTTGTCTCCTGTTTTGTTTCTTTCACTACCGGAATTTTTTCTCCCTCTTTTACTCTGAAATAGAAATCAACTAGGTAATCATATACTTCCCATGCCTTATCGGTATTCAGCGATTTTGCATGAAGTAAAGCTCCTTTTTCTGTCCAAAGATAGAGTTTACTTATCTTTGGTAACGACCGTTGAATTTCAACGTTGGTTGATTTAAACTCTCTCAACGCTTGTCCGAAAAGCATAATATAATGTTTTCCCTCTATGTATCTTTCTTTGTTATAACGATAATTATATCCTATGATATCGGATGTTGTTCCATATGCCTCTGCTATCTGCTTAGATGTTAATACTCTTATTCCTTTATATTCGATCACTTTCAAATTCTGCATTTCTATTTTCCTCACTTTCATTTTCTGGTTGTAAGGAACTTCTCTAAATGCTATAATATTTTTAGAGGAAGTTCCTCGTGTGTAGAGTGTTGTGTTCGTTGGTAGCGGTGCAACACTCTATTGTTTTTGTTCCAAAAGCAAATGTATGCCTTGTCTAATCGCTTCTGCTTTCGTAATTTTATGTTTTTCACAATAAGCGTCCAATTTCTCATTGGTATCATTATCAATACGAATACTGAAACGAATATCTTTAGGTTCATCTACTTTAGGTCTTCCTATTCGTGGATTCATCTTCTCACCTCACTTTATGTCACGCATTTATTATATTAAATGTCACGCAAAAAGTCAAGCATTTTATTGACAATTTTATTATATTATGATATGTTATACACGTACTTAGGTACAAACTCTAATGAGCGTATAGCTTAATGGATAAAGCAATTGTCTAACTAACAATGAGATGCGGGTTCGAATCCCGCTACGAAAACAACCGGCATCCTATCAGGATGCCTTTATTTGTTTCTATCAGCATGGATGACTTACGCTGCAAGCTGCATCACGGCATTATTTTTCTGTATAAACTCCTTAATCTGGTCATATCCCCAGCCACAATCTACTAAGCCACTTACTAGACATTCCATGGATTGAACTGCTCTTAGCTGCTCCATAGGCAGATAATCTCTCAAATTTTCTTTTTTACTGATTCCTAATTCTTCCCTTAACTGCTTTGCATTTTTTCCAAATAGCACCTTATAAATACAGTTCGTGTATGTAGAATAGGCATGACCGTGCATACGCTCATTCTCGGTGGACTGCTGCAACGCTTTTGTAAGAGACTGTCGGACTGCGATTCCTTTTTCCCTTTCCATAAGTTTCCCTTGCAATGCTTTTTCCATCGCATTAAACTGTTTGATATATGCTAATTTGAATTTCATTGCCTTCTCACCGGTATAGCCCATTGCAAGAAGAGTAAAACCATCCCTATTCATTAAATACATAGGGTTCTTTTTCCCATTTGAAGCCTTATATTCTGCTTCATAGAATAGAGCCGAAAATTCGGCTGTATTCAAATTATCAGAAATTCTTCTCACATCTTCCAGCACATGTTTATGCTCTTTTTCAAACGTTTCTGCCACATCTAAACTTGATACTACTGTCTTTTCCTCTTTATTCACTCTTTTTACTTCTACTAACATAATTTCAATCCTTTCTGTTGAATTTCTATTTATAAAAATCAATATGGTAGATTTTTAGGTATTAAAATAAGACACGGCATTCCACCATGTCTTTCTGTGCTTTTGGGGAGATCAGGAACATACCCTGAAAGGACTCCTCCCCTATTTTCAATTTTCTTCATTTTTCACACGCTCCCCTGCCAAATCAGAAAGCAGGTCTTGAATCTTACTATAATTTTTCGTCATAAAGTGTTGGTTTGCCCAGTCTTCTTCGATTCTCGGCTTTCCGAGTACTTCCAAAATATCATTAATCGTAAATGCTCCGCTTGAGATCAGCTTGTCTACTGGAGTTGCAATATCAAAAATATCAATATGCTTGACTGCCAGGGTCTCTATCTTTACATAATTTCCAGCTTTAAATCCTGTATATCCATTTCTCTTCCGGTTGATCTCCTGCTGCAGCATCTTAATGAGCGGATCTATCACAAAGGTCAGAAGTTCATCAATCGCTTTCCCTGTATCCTGTACATCTCCTTTGGCCAGACTCGGTGGGAAAGAAAATGCTCTTGCTGTAAATTCAAAGATGTCATCAGCTAAAGACTTGATATCTCGTGTTGACTCTGTAGAATACGTCTTTCCGCTTTCTGAAATATCCTGATATTCGTATCCGTCAAACAATGGCAACACCGCACTGTCGCTTTCAAAGAAGTTCTTAAAATGCGTGCTCATCAACTCCTGGAATGTTTCATCGAAATTCTCACTTTCCTGTGCAATTGCTCCAATATTCAGGATTCCTTTTTTTCCTCTTGATTTTTTATAGGCATCCTGCGCATATATCAGTAATTTTGAATACGTTTCATACATCCCATTTGTGAGATTCCTCATATTTTCTGAGTTTAATTCGAAAAACATTACTTCCGACATTTCCCGTGTTTCAGACAATTCGTAACCGTCAAATGTGATCCCGCTGAATCTGTACTCCTTCAATGCCAGCACCTCTTTGCTGTAACTGTCTGCCACATAAATGTGATTGTTTACTTCTACTACAAGGCATTCATTGTTCCGGTACAGCTTGCCAATCAGCTTATTCATGAATGACGTTGCATTCTGGTTCTGATTTGGTTCGTAATTCCAAAGATAATACTCCTGCCCTTTTACTTCTTTCTTCTTGATATACGTTTTAAATTCGCATTTGCTGATGGCATTTGCAATTTTATTGACACAAGTCCATAAAGCCAGCTCTCTCAGATATACTTCGTACATAGCACTCTGTACATCTTTATCTTTCATAATGTCATCCACTGTGATCCTTGTGGTACTGCTGCCTCCAAGTTTTTTGATCAACCAGTCTTTAATACTTAATTTCCTACGTTCACCCCCTTAATAACTGTAAACCTGTATTTTCGGTGTTGGTTTTGCCCGTTTCTGCGGCAGCACGTTTTCCACAGTCATCGCCGCTACAAATGCCATAAATGGGTCTGTTTTTCTGCTTTTTCCTTCTATTTTTCCATATACATAATTTCCCATATCGGCATCATCCTCTTTTCCTGGTTTTCTTCCATGTCTGATTAGTTTTGCATTATTGGTGGCCCACCTTAATTCTGGAGCATCTCCCCACCGCAACCATTGATTTACAAAGCAGCTATCAATCAGAGGTGCCACTTTCATAATGTCTGATGGCCGGATCAGCTTCAGATTCTTATTCACTTTCATATCAAATCCTATTTCCTGCAGATATTTTCCGATCAATGCAAAACGGAAATCATCCAAGGCTAAAGCTTTGATATTGTATGTGCGTTTTGCTTCCTGTATATAATTTGTAAGCAATGACGGATGTATTTCCACGTCATCTACAAGCGTCAGTCTTCCGGAATCCGCCCATTCTTTCCATGGAGCCTTGATCCTCGGAATATCTTTCGAATTTAGGCACATCCATGAATGGCTGATATCAAACCGTTCATCTCCATCTCGGAAATGAAGATCTACGGAAGCCCAATCTGTTAATTTTGTATAGTCAATTCCACATACACAGCTCCATCTTTCCAGATCCGGCAGTAAGATGTTGGTCGCTTTGATATTGTCCCACTCCGTTACACTCATTTCTTCCGCATTTTCCGGAATATTCATTCGTTTTGTCATAAATGCCGGAAGTCTTCTCGGATTTTTCTTCCATTCCCTGTATTCTTTCCTGATCTCTTCCATAAGACTTGGCAGATATGGCAACGATGGATTTGCCATTGGCCAGTTTTCTTCCTGATCCACATCTTCCTTTTTATTCAGTTTACAGATAAATGGTAATAACCCATTATCCGGTTCGCCACCTCGTAATATCTGTTCGGAAGTTTCCAGCAGATCATCCAGCGGTCCTTCCCGCACATCACCATTTGTCGTGTAGTAAGAACGTCTTGGATGTTTCTTCTTACCAAGTCCTGTCGTAAAGACGTTTATATTCTTATAGTCTTCATATTGATGGATCTCATTAAAGATACAGATTCCAGAACGAAGTCCGTCTTTTCCTTTCGGACTGTTTGTTCTTCCCTTCATAATAGACTTTGTTTTTAAGCATAAAACCTGTTCCTTCGTCCACCGGAAGAATTTCTTTAATTTCTTTATCACAGATGGGCGCTCAAATGCATTGATCACATCATGAACCGGCCGCATTGCCTGGTCCTCATTATTGGCGCAGATATCTACATCGTACTCTCTGATTCCATTATGTGGGGACATTAAACACACTGATTCGAGCGCAATTGTACCATCTTTTCCCGCTCCTCTCCCCAACATACAGAATAAATCCGGCCATCTTGGAAGCCCGGATTCTCTCCAATATGTGCAATCGTGCAGTCCGATCACAAACTTCTGCCAGGGAAATATTTCTTCAAACGGGAAGTATTTTGACATCCCGATATATTTCTCCAACTGATCACAATCTATATAAATATCTTCATGCTCAAAACACCATTTTACATGCGCGACAAGCAGCTCCTGCTCTTCGCATACTGCATAGATTTTTTTCTCAACTATATCAATCCATTCCTGAATATATGGATGTATGTTACAGCTCATCTTCATCATCTCCCGAATCATCGCCAACCGGCTTAATTCCTAGGCTGTCCAGTATTTTAAGCATTTGAGCATTGACCTTAATTCTTTGATCTATCGAGTCATTTTTCTTTTGCCCTTTTTGACCTCCTCCATTATTATATTCAACGATAGCGCCTCTCTTTTTAATGTCTGCGATCAGTTCGTTCTCCA